GACCTGTTTTAATAAAGTAAGTGTCGTGCTTCTTTATAATGTCAGGTAAGTCTACTGCTGTTATTGTTTTCTCCGTAGGTGCAATGTCTGTATCTATTTTAACTCTAAAGGTTCGCACTGATGTCCTCCTGAATTTCATCTTTCATAAGATCATACAATTTATTCATGACTGATTCTTTAGTTTCTGGTGGTGTGTTATATGTAATGTGGAAATCGTCTTTGCATTGGGGGCATATTGGTAATTCTCTGAAATGATATGGTCCTATATAGGAAGCAGTGCTAGAAAAACTTACGGCTATCCAACCTGATGGTAATTCTTTACCGTATTGCCAATCAGATTCTACCTTACATTTACGGCATTGTACTTTATACATACCTTAATTTTCCTTAAAGTTTACCTCTAATTAGTGTCATCCAACCTTGTTTTTCTACCCTTTGTTTTGCTTGCTTAACGTATTCTTCATGGTTATCTTGGCCATAGAATCTCCTATTATAAGTTCTACAAATAACGGCAGTAGTACCACTTCCTAAGAAGGGGTCAAATACTATATCATTAGGATTAGTATAAGCTAGAATGATTCTTTTTGCCAATTCTTCTGGTTGTTGGCTAACCCTATTAAGTTTTCGTTGAAAGAATCTGGTAAGAGAGTTACCAGGAACTCGCGGTATTGACCAAACTGTACCCGGTGTGCGACCCCTATAATCGGCACGACTATCGCCTGAGGTAAGGCGTTGAGATTGGATTGCTACGTCCTGCCAATTAAACGGAGGGATAGAATTAGTTGTTCTGTATACTAGTATATTGTCGTGGGATGGTACGAATTTTTTACGAGTATAAAGTCCGAAGTCATAGTGCCATATTATTTCTTGTTCTAATGTTAATTGATGAAAGTTATGGTGTATTAGGTGTTCAAATAGGCGACGTATTTTATGATGTAGACAAAGTACTAGGCGAGAGCCGTCGATATAATCTAATAAATCGACGGTCTCGCCTAGCCATGCAAGGGAGAAAGCCTGATATTCCAAATAAGATAGACGATCACTATTGTCATTGTAACCACGTCCCGATGGCGGGTCACAATAACATAATCTTACTCGTCCACGTATCGCGGATCGGTAAGGGGATGGTAAGGTAGAGTCAGCTACTATCATTACTATTACTATTACCCCTACCTGGACTCGAACCAGGACACCCTTAATGGGCGAGGGATTTTAAGTCCCTTGCGTCTGCCTATTCCGCCATAGGGGCAGGCCCGTAGGGAAAAAGGGGGTAGTGGTGGGGATTAGGGGAATCGTCATAAGAAAACCTTTTCCCTAACGGTTAAGGTTACTTACACCACTACCCCCCTATTTCACTGATCGATGTTACCGATCGTCGGTACTCTTTGCTTCTTCAACTTTACCGCCTGAGCGTTCAGCAAAGACGGGAGAGCTAAAGATTCCTATGGCCTCTTCTGCTTCCTCTTTATTAGGCTGCCAAGACTTATCAGCCTGAACCGGAGTAACCTTCGGTACATAATGAGGGTTACGCGATTCACGCAAGAAAGAGGAGAGGATAAGGCAGTTAGTGAATGGTAACTGTTTAGCACCTTCGGAAGTACGCTTGTCAGGCGGCGTCCAGTAATCAATAATATCTTTGGCTACTGGTCGTGCTGATGGTACATTAGGGTGATAAACAGCAAACTTATCAAGCTCAGGAAGATAAACCAAGAAACTATAACCATAGCGAGGATCTTCTCCCTCGGAGTATGATCTACGCATGGATACGATTTTCTTAGTAATTGCTGAGCCCGAATCAAACGACTCAAGTTCACGCTGTTTATTCTTTAAATAAATTGCGTGAAACCTCTGGGCAACGATGGTAATCTTTACATCTTTACCCAAATTATTGTCATCGAACAGAAATTCACCGGGCCTACCTTTGCCTTGCTGAACTCCGTCCGATTGTCCGTGTAACAGTTGAATGTTCTGGTGAAAATTAGCTGTTCCCTTAGTGGCTAATGCTAGTTCTTGCGATTTAGCTGCATCACTTTGGGTCGTTAAATCCGTGAAACTGGTATCAGTCATTATGGTTCCTTTAAGTAGGTAATAGGTAGCAAATTGCCTGTATTAGGTATAGGTAATAGGTAGGGATATTACTCCCTACCTATTACCCTTGAGCGGTTACTGCTGCTGCTATTCACCGCCAAATCCATTTTTGTTACCTATTACCCTGCTTCGTTAATTGAGGCTAATCCCTGCTTCCTGGAGACGGCGTTCCAGCATCTTAATGTGGTCTTGTACCTCTGCTGGAATCTTTTCCTTCTCTTTCTTTTCCTTCTCTTTCTTCTTCTCTTCTTCCTTAATTCTCAGGGATTCCTCATCAATTTGAAGAGCTAGCTTGCAGAATTCCATTTGACCAGCAACAAAGAGGTAATCTTCATTGTCGGTATCCATGGATTCCATTTGGTTAGTTAAATGGGCAAGCTGATCTTCGAACCATGCCTTCTTCCTAAGGACAAGGTTCAATACCTTATCGGGGTTTTCACCTCTCGCTGCGGCACGAATCTTCTTAATTTCCGTCTTTGCGTAATTAATAAATTCGTTGGTTGACTTCTCCTGTGCTTCCTTAAGATGGTTGTTCTGATGCTCTTGAGGAATGCGTGACAGTGCAATAGCACTAGTAGGAGTAATCTTGCCTTTAGACAGTAATTCTGTAGCTTCCTTAGTAAGGCGTTCAAGTCCCAAAAGATTAGAGAGCTCAGCTTGCGTCATATTAAACGCAATAGCAACGTCAGCTTGAGTCATGTTAGGATTATGCATCATATAAGTCTTAACATGGTCGAGCTCTTGAATCTTTGTTTGCTTAACACGATTCCTATTGAGAATCATTTGCAGACGACGACAGTCATCTTCACTATGATCCATAATACGGCAAGGAATAGTGTCTTTGCGTAACTCTTTGGAAATTGACCAGCGTTGACAGCCATCAATTCCAATAAACTTTCCTGGTACTGGCTGACCAGTGGCATCCCTCTTAGGCCGGACGAGAATAGGTAACTGTACTCCTTCGAGTTCAATGGAATACTTTAACCTATCATATTCTTGAGTCCCAACCTGTGCTTCACGAATCTTTACCTCATCAAAATCAATATCTGATAAGGCAATGTCTTGAGCTTCAATCACTTAATAATTCCTAACGAAAAGAGGATAAGTACTGAGAGGTTTATTATAATAATTTACCTTACGAATGGGTTAGTTACTTCCTTTACTTGCTTTAATTTACGTCATTACATTTACTCCTTCTTACGAATTGTTACGGTGGTCATATACAATAGCAATATCCTATTATAAGGATACTGGATATTGTATTATATACGAAAGTATTCTTATTTTCTAGGAAAAGGGGACTAATTGTTACGGTAAAGGTAATACCAACGGCGTTTCTTGTATAGGTGAAAGAGACGGCTGGCTGTAGGTTTATCGCCGTCCTCTATTGCTTTCAATAATGGGGTAATGTCTATGCCCATAGAATGGAACGAGTGTTCTTGATTCCATTTATATATTTCTACGGCATAGTCTCGCAATCGACGATATTTAGAGAACTTTTGTCTAGCTAAGAAGAATACTCTCGATATTTCTTCACGATACGGATCTACCATAGGGGTTTATCTCCTTACTATTTAAAAGGGAGTTTTGGATATTATTATGTAATCATCGTTATTTATTAGTTGCGGTTTGCTTGCATCCCATTCTCCAGGGTTATAACTACAGCAAGGACTATCCCGATTATAGTGACAAATTGGCATATTAGGTCCATATTTTACTATTAGTTCATGTATTTGTTGGGCAAATTCTCCTAGGGATATGTAAGTTTCCCAGCAAGGGTCACATGCTCCGTATTCATTTACACTAATTTTGTAACCTTTACAGATTTTACATTGTGGGTAGTCCATAATGTTACCTTTTCACGAATTGTGACGGTGGTCATAGAACGTGCATTTAGGAAAAAATACCAGTACGGGACAGTTCCCTATTTACCCCTATAGGGGTATAAAAGAATAGGAAAAAAGACATATACTATTATATATATATCCGCATATCCTATCCTATATCCTACAGTAGGACTTTATAAAGTGTCACTGTAATGGGTATTTCATTCCCGCATGTTCATGTAATAGAGCCCATGCCTTTTTAGGATCTTTGGAAGATTCGCAGGCAAAGTGAAATAATGATTTATGAAGCAAATAGTTTCTCCTTAATATAAAAAGAAATTCTATGAAGCTGTGTAAATCTTGGTCTGCTAAATCTTCTTCGAGTAAACGTATTTGTGGCCAGTTTGTATTCATTTCATAATGTCCCCCAATTTGTAGGTCGTGGGTTCATTACGTAAAGGTCGTCTAGTGACGATCTTGCACAATGGCCTGACTTTGGGAAAATGTTCCTTGGATACCTTATACCTTGCTATTACCTTTCCTTCTTTGTTTTCTTCGATAAATTCTCCCCATTGACATGGAATCAGTAGATCACGAATCCATTGTGGAATTGTTTCGGGTAATAGGTAATTCATCCTAAGTGTCTCCTTTATGTAGTGGCCCTTTTTTGGTAATACCTATTGGTAAGGATAAGTATTCATTTGGAACGTTACCAAAACGAATACATATGGTACCATAATCACTAATGCTGGACTTGCAGTAATAAACATTACCCAACATGGTCATGGGTAAGAGCCAACCTACCCATATACATTGTTCGCAGTCATGTTGGTATGGATATATTAGCATAGGTGTTTCCTTAACATTTTGTGGAATTGGTAAATAAATACATAAAGAGCTTCTATTTCTTTTTTATCTAGTTTAATAGTTTCTCCACAATACTCACATGGTCCTTCTAACCATACACTAGTAGGATTGCCCATAAAGGATAATGGAACATTTGAACCAGGCATGTGACAGTGTGTACAGTATGCTTCACCTATTATTTTCACAGGTGTCTCCTTATCATTTTGTGGAATTTAGAAACTTCCAGGTCCAGTAACTGTAGGTCATTTTGTGACAGTGGTTGTTCTTGTTTACAATCAAAACAATAGAGAACAGGTATACCATCACTTCTTTTCCATTGTTGCACATCTTGAGTAGTTACCTTTTTACAATTAAAGCAACTATTCTGTATTACTATTCTCATTTAATACCCGCCCTTCTTCTTAGTTCTTTCTTTACTTCCCTTGCGATAGGTCCCCGCCATGTATTGGCATTGCTAAGGAAATAGAGAATGATGGTCTTTTCGTCGTCCAAGTAATATTTACCATCTACTAGTTCCTTTAATGCCTTGATGTAGGGGACTGCACCATAAAAGGGATTTTGCCAGTCCCTACTGATAAGGCGTCCTAGTTCGTTCGTGGTTTGTTCCTTTAGTATCATTTAACACTCCTTTCTACTAGTACACATTCATCGTCGGTTTCTTTGATTTCCCAGCGACCTACTACCCTTCCCCACTGTTTACTAAATAAACCGGGTACAAGGATATAGGTGTGTGCTACTAGTTCTCCTCTCCAACCGAGATTGAAGTAGTCACTACACTTAGTAAATGACTTCTTCATTGCAGGAATATCGTGAAATATTCCTAGGGGAATTGATACACGGTCCAGGTCCAGGTTTCCTACATACCTTACAATGATCATTTCATTTCACCTTAATAGGAGCTATGCTTTCGGTGGCATCCCAATAGCCACGCTCTTCTTTGGTTAAGTATAGCTCATAAAGAACACTAGTGTTAGTGAAATTTATGGCTATTGGTGGATTGTCCGGTGCAGAGTTGATTGTACGGATTGTACCATTGGCGTACACAATTCCAACAATGTTCTTCACAGTGGTTACTCCTTAAAAGTACCAGTAGAAAAAAGCCCGCCTTAACAGAGGTTACGAATCGAATTCGGGGTCGATGTAGCAAAAGCCGCGACAGTTGTCCATGGCCTGCACATACTTTCCAAAAGACTTGGGCCTTGTGTTGGCAAAGTATGCAATGTAGTCGTGAAACACTAGATAGCATAGGTCTGCTAAATCAAGTGTACCTTCTTCAAAGTATGGTCCCCATACTCGAAAAGATTTGTCAATCACACCTTCCATAAACATAGTGTTCTCGCTTTCTGGCGGGCCTTTTTCTACTAGTACTAGTAGAAAAAGCCCGCCTTAATACAGGTTACTTCTCGACAAAGGCCAAACGATAGCCCATAGTTTTCTCTTTAAATTAACTCAATAGAAAAGGGTAGGGCAGGGTAAGAGGTTTATTCAGTGGCCATTAAGGCGAGATTCCACAACCACTTTTGAAGCATTTTGCAGAAGTGTGTACTTCCACTCACCTGTGTTAGGTGTCCCCAATTATACAGAAGTTTCTGAGCTTTTTCCTTGTGGGAAGCGTCTCGAACTATCTGTACATGGGCATAAGTACCAGTTCTCTTTTCATAAACAGCAGATGTAATGCTGTCCATGTATGAGATTTCAGATTTTACTAGGCGAAAATCCAAAGCCTCAAGAAAACTGGTAAGGCCAGGACTATCTTCAACAAAGAAATCCCAATCGTTGCACAGTTTGGGACGATTTCTGAATAACATGCTCCCTGTAAGATAGAAGCAGAATTCAGAATTCCTGAGAGTTTCTAGCAAGTTAAACTGGACACCGTGTCCCCTTAACATGGCTATCTCCTTCTTAGCCCTACCCCTCTTTATTGAGTTAACTCAATAAAGATAGGGTAGGCAGAACGGGTGGCTTGCGGGCGGAAACTAGTCACACGTTGTGACTAGTTAAGAAACTGCTTGGCGACACTTGACGGGTCTCGGTCTTTGACGATCGGAGCAAACGTCTTGAGCATCTTTCCAGTGCTTGTGGTCTTGCCAGCGATAGCATTCCACAAATCCCAAGCATTTGCTGTCGTGAATGCACCAAACAAGGCTTCTACCTTAGTCTTGGGGAAATTGACCCCCTTGTCGATGGTAGCCTTGCCGGTCTCGAACTGATTTTGCCAGTCGACTGCCAGTTTGGCAGCATAGCTGGCGAAAGTCAAGTTCGGCTCGGACTTGAGCTTTTTCTCAAATTCCGCATGAAGCGTACGCATGATGCGTCCGTGAGGCGTCAAGTTTTCCTTGGCCCAACGAAGCACCATGATGAGCACAGTGAGAACGTCGGTTTGACGTTCCATTTGCTCAAGGGGGACTTGCGTATCTTCGGTGGTAGCTTCAACAACTGTAGTGTCTGTGGACATTACTTTCTCCCGTAAAAGAGAACATGCCCACAAGCCACTTGTTCTGCCTACCCTATCCGGGTAGGCAACACGGCGACCCACGAAGGTATCCCACCATCATAATTCAGTTAAACCCACAATGGATCGTGCTCGAATCAACGTCACACTAGCACCATGCACCTATTAGATTACACCATGCTACGTTGAGCCGTACCCATTAGGAATTTAACCAAACTAGGTGTTAAATCCCTACACCGATAGGATCGGCGTGTTGCCCGTGACTCGTTCCTAGGGGGTCCGCGATTCACCCTACGGGCTGTGCCCGCGGAATCCTTGCGGACCATGTGTCCCACCGAATATACTAGCTACAGTATACCCGTACGGACGGCACAGTCAGCGATACTCCCGTTTCTATTCAGTTTTCGGAGCCGTCAATTCCAGACGGCTCGTAATTCCCAACAATTCGCGTTCCTTCCGCGATGGTTGAAACCAGTCTTTACCCGTAAGACGTTTTCGCTTTGCTGCACGCCTACAGGGTCGCACGGGTCGCTCCGTCGGGATGTCACAATCCTGGCGTAGAGTTCGCCAGTATCGGGCACCCCGTCGATGCCGCCCTTGCGGCATCCGCATTGTTGCCATAATGCGATAAACTCCAGCCTCGCCCCGCCGCGAGGAAGCGTCCTGCCGCGAGTCGCGGCGGACAGGGAACATATAGCAGTTAGCGTACCAAACATAGTCCGATAATATCGCCATTTATCGGTTGATAATCGACGATATTATCGGACTATGCCACAATGACAGTACCCCCAAAAATGAGATATGTCAATATGGCAGTTACAATTATCTATTCCCTATAAATCCCCCCACTTAACATACCTATTATCTCTATCTTACCTATTTTAACATCAGACTATGCCAAAATGGCAGATTTTCAGGATTTTGAAGTATAAATGTAATAATATCGGTGTTACACGAATTGTTACGGTGAGACTTTAATTCATTGAATTAGTAATTGAAAACTAGAAAAAATGGGCAAGATTGCATATAATACCCTAGAATACCCATATCCATGCTATCTTACCATATTTTCTGGTAGGTCTGTAAATTTATAAGCTAAATTGTAATACGCAACGGGGTCGCAGTTAAAGTTTTAATTTAAATTTGCGCACTTTGGGTAGTATGGACGGGTTTAACCAATTTAACATTCTCCGAGGCCGCCAGACGAGCACGTTAATATGGATAAATTAAAATATCTTGCCTATTTTATCGCCGAGACCGCCCACCAATTTTCAGTTATTTCTGAAATGAAAATATAAAGTTTGACTTGACCCGGCCTATGGGACTCCTGAAATGGCGGCGGGTAGATATACCCGCGTAAAGGCAAATTGTAATAATTATATTGTAGGAGTCCCATGATGTGGACCTTTTTAACATTTAAAATCTGTATGATGCCCTTTGCTATGGGCTGGACAAAAGTATATCCAGCAGGTACAGATTATACTAATTATTGCAAAACCCAGTGTATTTATGAATTCCGGGAAATTGCAATATTAACAGATAAACACGGCAACGTAGGTGGTAGTTTAACTAATTTTCAGATAGTACAAAATAGTGCGAGGAGATGTATAGATGCCACTGAAACCCAAGGGAAAGGGGAAATCCAAGAAAGTTATTTCGGAGAATATAAAGACCGAAATGCGACACGGTAAAAGTAAAAAGCAAGCAGTAGCCATAGCATTGAACTCCGCGAAGCGGAAAAAAGGTAAATAGACTCCTGTGATAGTTACAGGTTGCCAGCGATCAGGCACTAAATCAATGGCAATACTCTTAGGTATTAGCCATGAAGAACAATTCAATACTTTTACCGACTTTCATAATTTACCACGACTACCCCGTAGTGAATCCTCTTGGTTGTTTGCTCCCTTTATTAAACGATACCCCAACCTTCAGATTTTACACATTACCAGAAATCCTATAGATGTTATAAGTTCCCTAATAGGGACTGGATTTTGGCATAATGAAGATACTGTTCTAGATAGCCAACACAAACCCTATAGAGACTATATCAATAAATTTATAGAATTAAAAGGTAGGAATCCTATTGAATTATCAGTAGAATACTATATAAAATGGAATAAATTAATAGAAAATTCCCGTAGGAATCCTATACCTAGAGTACGGATAGAGGATATTAAATTTATGCAACGATACAATAGTAGAAAAAGGGAAGATGTAAGTATAAGTATATTAAGAAAAAACACTAGTGATAACTTATATGGAACATTATTAACTATGGGTCATGGATATGGGTACAATACCTCTGGACTGTGAGTTTGTCTTATGCCCAGTCTTCCACAGTTAGCACATAGTCAATATCCTAACCCAGAGCAGAGTGATTATCATTCTGTTAATGATATGACTATGGTGCATGGATTAATGAAAAATCCTCGCTACAATATCCCCGATAATTTAAGAGATAAAATAATTAAAACTGCTGGGCAACTATTAGATAGTGATATTGAAGACCCTGTGAAAAAAGCTAGTACTCAATTAGCAGCAGCTAAAGTATTACTAGAAGCCGATAAACGTAATATAGACATAGTTCGTCTATCTATGCCACAGAAACATATGCACATTAATGTGCAGCAAGCAAGTACTGAACAACTTCAAGCACAACTAAAAGAACTATTATTAAATAACCCATCACTTATACCAGTGGAGATAGTAAAAAATGGACAGTAATAATAATACTAAATTAGCAACCGATTATCTTCCATATATCCCTACTGAAGATATATTCAGAGAACTAGAAAAACGTTATGATAATTATGTATTTGTATTTAATAGGCCAGGACGAACTTCGTCCTTTAAAGAAGTAGATGTTCATCTCTATGGCTATACCATTGAACTATTAGGTCTTGCTGACTATGCAAGATTATTCATTGGACGTATTGCAAAAGGTATAGTCAATGAGCAATTTAGAGATGAATAATCTAGATAATGCCGTTATAAACGGCAATTTTGCTGAAATAATTAGTGAATTAAAACGACGACAAGAACATGAAATAAATAAATATACACCTGGAGATACACCTGAGTGGAATCAAAAAAGTTTTCACGAATCGACGGCAAGGTATAGGTTAGTATTTGGAGGTAATCAGAGTGGGAAATCTTATAGTAATGCTTATGAAGTGGCTTGCTGGCTTACAGGGAATCACCCTTATCGAATGGTTCCTAAACCTCCTGTCACAGTCTGGGTAATTTCAGCAGAATATTCTACCATCCACCAAGGAGTATATCGTCACCTAGTAAATTTAATTCCTTACTGGGAAATAGAAAAGTTCGGACCAACTGTACCGCAGCAGCCAATTAGTTCCTATATCCGATTAAAAAACGGATCAGAAGTATATTTTAAAACCGCTCTCGGCGACAGCCGAAAGAAGTTTCAGGCTGCTGCGGTACACTTAACTAGTATCGACGAAGAAGTAGACTATAGTATTTGGGAAGAACTAGAAGTTCGATCCTTAGCCACTGGTGGTGAATATATTATCAGTGCAACTCTAGTCGAATCCTATGAGTGGATAGTTAAGCTAGAAGAACTAGCTGATAAAAAGAAAGAGGGTTACTTCATAGTAAGACTTAATACTGAAGATAACCCTCACTTGGATAAGAAACGAGTAGCAGAGTTAAAAGAAAAATTTGACGAAGAAACATTAGAAGTACGATTTAAGGGTAAAAGTCGCCGTAGTCGTGGACTGATATACAATACCTGGGACAAGAATATTCATGAAATAGATCCTTTTCCTATACCTTATAAGTGGCCTAAATGGTGTGCAATAGATCCTGGTATTCAGACTTTTGCGGCACTATGGGTAACAGTAGACCCTGATGATTTTATATATGCCTATCGTGAATTATATTATCATAATGTACCATTATGGGAAGTTGCAGCAGCCCTTAGAACAAGTGAAGGATTTAAATTAAATAAACAATTAACTGAAAAATTTGGACATTACGTATGGGAAAATCCTGATAGTAATGTAGTAGAACATATGGTATTAAGAATAATTGACGATAAACGGGGAGCAAGACTTATTACAGGGGACGAGGGAGTACTTGACCAACTGTATTCTCTTTATGGTATTTCTTGTGTGCCTGCTGAAAAAGCTGTCAGACCAGGAATAGAACTCTGTAGAAAATGGCTAGAACAAATACCCCATCCTAGAACAGGAATATTAACTCCTAAATTTAGGGTATTTAAAAGTTGTGAAAACTTCATAGATGAAAGGGCAAAATACAGAATAAGGACTAAAGCTACTAAAAAGGAATCCAATGATCCTATAGATCAACCAATTAAAAAGAAAGATCACTTGATGGACTGTTGGCGATATATCGCCATGACTAACCCCAGGTATGAGGATAGGAAACTTATTACGGCATTTGCCAAAGATTACGTGAGTTTCTATGACAGGAACAGGCGACGTAGAAGGAAAGATACCGAAGAATTCATTGATGAATACCTCGGTACAGAAATATAAAAAAGATAGAATAAATGATAAACCTCTTGAAATTAGTACACCTGCATGTATATCACATATTTTAGTAAATATAATGAATAAAATGGTTTTAATTGATAATAATACTCTTGATAAATTTGTTGATTATTGTATTACTTATCCTGGATGTAATATAGGGGATGCCTATAAAACAGCAACAGGTAAAACCTATTACAATTTATCTGCTTCTGAGCAGTTACCTTGGCAGATAGTGTTTGATTTGGCTACCAGGATTGGGACATGGACAAAAAAGTTAAATTAATTCTAGGTGTTACTACCCTAGGATATAGTAAAAATACAGTAGACTGCCTGTTAGAATTAGCTAACGGTCATTTTCTAACAGGTTGGGCAATACCAGATGCCTGTCTAATACCACATTGTAGAAATAAAGTAGTAGAATTAGCTAGACAAAACTGCCCTGACTACACCCATTTAATATTTATTGATGATGACATGGCAGGATTTAGCAAAGAACACGTAGTAAAATTAGTTAATAATACTATACTAATAGAAAATTGTGATATTTGCTCAGCATTAGTAACAATGAGAAAGCCACCCTACAAATTAGTAGCACAATTTTCTGATTGTAGTGACAAAGACGTATATGATTTCATTTGTGAACGAAAAGTAGTAGAATCAACTCATGTAGGTATGGCATTTACTGTTATTAAACGAGAGGTATTAGATGCAGTAGAAGAACAAACTGAAGATGGATCAGTATGGTTTACTTTAGATAGACCTCCTAGAGCTACTTATGAACTAGAACTAGCAGATTACACTAGTGAATTAGTTAAACAAGTAAATTCTAATAATATTGATACTAAAGGTGCATTATTAAAGGCAGCTGCCTTTGGAGAAAATGCTCATAGAGGGTCAAGATTATTAGGAGAGGACATAGAATTTTGTGTTAAAGCACGCCGAATGGGATATAAAATGTGGGTCGACTGCGGCGTGTCAGTCGGACACTTGGGCTTAGTAGGATTTGATTTTCGTCATGCATTTGCTGAAGCTGACCGTCTCAGGGCTATGGCTGCTGCTAGTGATGCAGGGGTGCCTAACGATGGGGTGCTCGCAGAATGAGAGGAATAAATGGTTTCCTGCGAGCGTTTACCATGTAACTCAATTACAGGATGCTTTAACTGCTCAACATCAATTAATGGAACCTGCACAAGCTGAAATGATTGCTAAAAATAAGGCTGATTTTGTAAATGTATTTGATGCTGAAATTTTACCTGCGGTGACTACCTTTCTTGGAGACTCTTGGCAGACTATTCTTGGAGCCTTGGGTATCGGTGGTATTGGTGCTCTTGGCCTCGGTACTCTTACTAAGACTAAGAGGAAAGGTCCCACCAATGTTTAAGAGTAAAACTTTCTGGACATCTATCGCAGCTATTGCTACTACTGCTGGGTTATACATGAGTCATGAAATCTCTTTAGTAGAGGCACTAACTGCTGTATTTGCAGCAGTTCAAGTAATTAATGTGCGACATACTATAGTGAATAAGTAATGGAAATTCCTGAGAGTATTAGAGAAAAATTACAAGGGAGACAGAGTACTGAACATAGCTCCCTTAGTAAGGAAGATTTATTAATTCAATTTATTAATATGCAACAGCAATACTATGCTGATATGAGAGACATGGCACACCAACATGCTAAACTTGCAACAGACCTAATAAATATATTCCATGGAACAGTACCCACTAATAACACTGGTCCAGTTAGTGAGGAAGTTCCTATAGATTTCGATATAGGTGAAGATTTAAGAGGTGGAGAATTAGGTGCCGACTAATCTGTATGAAGTGCGGAAAGGTAAAAAAGGCTCTGTTGAAGACTTCATTAAAAGTAAATATGAAGATCACAAACAGAGAATGACAGACCTCTACCGCGAGTGGGCACTGACCCTCGCGTGGACGAGGGGTCATCAGAACGTAAACTTTAACCCAACTACCAAACAATGGACTAAAGTAAAACGTAATCCTTGGCAAACACGACTTATTAGCAATTTACTATTACCGTTAGTTCGTAGTAAAGTTGCTAGACTATATCTTCCTAGGCCCGTATGGGACGTTATTCCAGCTACACCTGACCAGGAAGATATTGATATATCCCATACTGCTAGAAAAATTCTAGAAGATGTGTGGGTACGACATAATTTAACAACTAAACTTATTAGAAAATCATTCTGGCAAGCAATAACTGGCAATGCTTTTATGAAGGTTGGGTGGGATTCGAAAGCCGGAAAGGAGGTCCAGATTGATCCTCGGTCGGTGGAAGATCAGGCTCTTGACCAATTCATGGCTATCAATGGCCTAGAAGTCCCACCCAACCTAATCACTGTAAATGAAGGTGATTTATTTATTGAACCAGTATCACCTTTTAATATGGTCTTTGATCATATGTCTAATGTGTTCGAAGATAGTGATTGGTGTTTTGAATTAAACCTTAGATCAAAAGACTGGATTATTGATGAATTTGGAACTAAGTGGAAGGATAAAATTTCTGAGACAAATGAAGCGGAAGCATTAATCCATCCTTATATACATTTAGATGATGATGTTAAACAAGTAAATCGTAGAGGCGTATTAACTTTTGAAATGTACATTAAAAAGTGCAGACAGTTTAAGAAGGGTTTATATGTTTTTATGGCTGACGATCAGTTATTAGTTACACCTAAAGATTTGCCATTTGAACATGGAAAGAAACCCTATGTCCATCATATAGAAATATATGACCCTGTAACCCCTTGGGGTACTAGTTGTGCTATTCAAGTAAGACCTAATCAGGCACGTTACAATAGGGTACAATCAGTAATTACTGACCATATTAATTTAACTAGTAAAGTTCAATGGCTTATTCCTAGAAGTGCTCATATAACACAAATTACTAATCGACCGGGTGAGAATATTTTCTTTAGTGGTGCTATACCTCCAACACAGACTCAACCTAGAAATATACCTATGTATGTTGAACAAACATTAGAACGAACTCGTAGAGACATGCAAGATACTTCTAGTTTTCATAATGTATCACAAGGTCAAGGAGATACTGGAGTACGATCAGGTCGTGCAGTATTAGCCTTACAGGATGCTGACGATTCTGTAGACTCGCCAATTTTTGGTTGGGAAGATAAATGTCTCCGTGACCTTGGAGTACTTGTTCTTGAAACTTTAAATCAATATGTAACAGAAGAAAAAGTTATTAGAGTTAGAGGAGAATTTAATGAGTTACAAACATTAAAATACACTGGAGCAATGCTTAAAGGAAATAGTCCAGGCGATTATTTTGATGTACGTATTAAGACTTATGGTCGTCATATACTTTCAAGAGCAGGACGTGAGGCACAAGTAATTAACTTTGTGCAACTCGGTCTCCTTAATCCGCAAGATCCTAACGATAGAGATATTATTCTTGAAATGTTAGGATCAGGAGATGTTGAGCGTATATTTGACCAGGAAGAAGCTGATCGTACAAGACAGTGGGACGAAATTCAGGCGATGGAGCAGGGTCAACCTGTAGAAGTCTTGGCTGGAGAAAACCATAAAGAACATCTTAAGATGATTAAGAGATGGTTAGCTTCAAGTAGACGAGACAAGGCATCGCCAGAAGCTATTAAATTAATTCAGTTGCACTACATTATGCATATGCAAATGCAGGCAGCTGAATTAGTTCAACAGCAAGCAATAGCTCAAGGAGCCGTACAAGGAGATTATGACACTACTACGATTAACCAAAGTATTACTGGACCCTCAGGAAACCGGAACGGGCAGCGTCCCGCCGGCCCCGCCGGTGGCCCCAGTAGATTCCAAGGACTCGCCGGAGAGCAAGCCGGAAGTCTCACCGGAGTCAACAGAACCCAGTAAAAAGGAATATTTTACTTTATCTGATATTGATGGAAAAGAATATGATCTTACTGGGCAAGAGATTTACCAGTTAGCTCAGATAGGATTAAATTCTTTGAAAGATCCTAAGAAGGAAGAAAAGAAACCTGATCCTAAAGAAATGACTTATGAGGAAAGGTTTAATCAATTAAACCAGGAATTTCATGAGTATAAGAGTAAACAGGAACAGGAAGCCACTAATAATAGAATTCAACGAGACCTGAATGATGCTATTAATTCTTTTGATTTATTTAAAAATACTGAATATGCTG